GGTGAACTCGACGACGTCCTGGCCCAGCGTGTAGAGGTCGTACTTGCCGGGGTAGATCACCCGCATTTCTTCGACCTGTTCTTCGCCGAATTCGTTCAGGGGGCGGACGTCGTAGTCGTGGATGCGAACCTGCAGCAGGCGGTTGGTGCCAGATTCCTTGCGCCAGCCCCAGATTTGGGGGGCGTCGACATGGACGAAATAGGGGCGGCGGCCCATGGCACGCTCTTCCGCCAAATTCAATGCGCCAGTGGCAGCCGGGTAGTCCACCAAAATGGCGCTATGGCCGTAAGTCAGGCTGCTGACCAGTGCGCGGCGGGCGTATTCGTTAATGCTGGAGCCCAAGCCGTCGATGTTTTGGGCCAGGTCCAGCCAATACTGGTCGCCTTCGATGTGGATAGGCTTGCGCAGGATCGCGCCAGCGGCAGTCTCGATTAGGCGGCTGGTGTAAGGGCTGAGGACGCTGCGGTCTACCCGGGTGGTGTAGGCGTCCTGGTCTTCGCGGGGTTCCTGCGGTAGGTAGGTCTCGGCGAGGTCGCGGATGTAGTTGGTGCCACGGGTGACGGCGGCCATTACGCCCCAGTCCGGCATCATGGCGATGACGTCGAGGCTGCGGACGAAGGGGGACTCGCTGACTACAGCGCCAGTTGGGGGGATGTTGGCGCTGTAAACCACGGTTCGACTCCTACTGTGTACCTATTTTGGCACTTTGTATCACCATTTTTCGCGGTTTGCCCAGAATGCAGCAGACATCTTGCCTTTGGCGATGTTTTTGGCGTGCCGTGCTTTGAACGATGCCCTTCTGGCTTTGTCTGCTGCCGATTCTCCTGTTCGTGCTGGTGAGCCAGATACGCCCTGCTGACCGAAACGGATAAGTTTTACCGTCGAGCCTTCCTTGGCTAAGACGGCGTGGGATTTTTTCGGGTGGTTGGGGGTGCGCTTGGGTTGGTTGTAACCCGAGAATTTCTCGCCACGGTATTCGATCGCCACTACGCGAACACCTCGCTGGCAACAATCCTGCCGCGACTAAAGGTGATATTGCTGGTACCCGAAATGTGAGCAATAAATAACGATACCTCAGCGTTATTGGCGACGCTAATCATCCAGCTAGTTACCAACTTGGCTTCTTGGCCGCCGCTTCCGGTAAATGCGCGGCATTCAGTGGCGTCAATGGCTACGCCGTTGTATGCCAGTTTGATGCCCAAAACTTGGTTGTTGCCGCTTGTTGTTGTTGCATCAATGCTGCCATAAAACCGCAGCAGTTTTGTTGACCCGCTTGTATTTTTCAACGCAAAGGCATTAACCGTTCCAAGGGTCATGCCATTTGCTGTACTGGAATCAAGCGTAGCGGTTAAGCCAGTGGTTACATATGTGCCTTGGGTGCTAACCACGATCGTGGCGCTGTCCATCTTGCTAGCTTGACCGCGCACCATTAGAGCAGCAGCACCAGATGGGCCTGCAGGGCCTGGCGTGGTGACAACGACTGTGTTGGTAGTTTCGTTGACGGTTACGGTTGTCATGGCGCTGTATAACCCTCGGAGACGTACACGATACCCTCAAGGTAGTAGTTGCGTAATCCGCTGGAATCTTCTAGCAGCACGTCGTAATACGCTTCATCTGGAAATGCAGCAGTTTGTGTATCGGTTAATGCAATGCTGATGGTGCCTGTAGCGCGGTTGGTGTAGGTAACCGTGAAGTCAGCGTGCTTTACGGTGCGGCCTGCGTTCCACGCCTGCGCGTAGACGGTCCAGCCGGTAAGGTTGATGGCAGCACCTGTGCTGTCTTTGAATTGCAGCGATAGGTCGTAGTCAGCCCGTCGCTGTATGGAGATATTGTGCTGGCCGGGTTGGATGCTCATGGGGTTACTTTAATCGTCGTCCTCTTCTTCTGCTACTTCGTCGTCAACGTCAACGAGGACTTCTACGCCAGTGAAAATGTTGCCCATGAAGCCGGCAAAGAGGGCGGCGTCCGATGGCGTGCGGAAATTAAAGGTAACTTCAGTGCGACCCGTCTCGGCATCCACCTCGATGAAGGTGGGGTGGCCCTGGATGGTGTGGATGGTCACTTTTTCTTGGCTGGTTTTTTCTTGGTGCCCTTGGCGGGCATCGGCTTAGCTTTACCGCCTTTCGGCATCTTCATGTCGCCGTAATGTCCGGGCATGGGCTTTTAGCCGAGTAGTTACCACACACGATAGTTGGTCTTGCCCATGTTTTCGGGTTTTGCCAGGTTGAATACTTGCAGACACATGTAGCCCAGGGCGTCGAATGCGTGGTCCACGCCTAGATTTTTGTTGGGGAGGCCTGTGTTGGGGGCGTAGGTCAAAGTCCGTAGTGATTTGATCAGTTCCTTGCAGCGTGGGTGGATGAAAAGGCGGCGGGTTCCAGAGGCGTCGAGTAGGGCGGTGTTGACGCAGGTGATTTTGTCGCGGATTTTCCAGGGGGAGCGGGGGCTGGAGACCGTGAAGCCGGATTTTCGCAGGATGTTGTGGTCGGTGGCGCCAACGCCGGAGGTTTTGCGGGCGCCGCCGGTGGGGTCGGGGCAGGCAATAATGCGGCGCTCCACGCCGTAGCGGGTTTGGACTTCTTCGCATAGGTCCCAGGTGGTGGCGCCGCCCGTCATGATGATTTCGTCGAAAACCCACAGGACGTCGCCCTTTTTTACCGCGCAAACGGCAGACATTGGGTCGATGTTGAAGTCCACCCCCAGCAAAAGGGGAAGAACTGGGAGGTCTTGGACCGTTTTGTCGATGTTGTCGTCCGAAAATGAGACGGCGACGAGACCGCTGAGATTCTCGAAGCTGGCCTCGAACTCTTGGCGGAAGGTGCGGGCATCGAGTTGGGCCCGGGCGGCTTCGATTTCGGTGGGCGGGACGTTGTCGCCCTCGATCGTTGTGAATTGCCACCGGGCCCAGTCCGGGTCGCCTTCCTCGCAGTAACACCAGAGGTCGTAAAACCAGCTGGCCGTTCCATCCGGGGTGGAGATGAAGAGGGCCCAGCCTTGTTTGTCGGCTAACGCGGGGCGGATCACCTCGAACCAGACCTCGCTGTCCATGAAGGCGGCTTCGTCCAGCACCACGCCGGCCAAACTGCGGCCGCGTAGGGCCATTGCGTTTTCGGTGCCCTTCAGTTCGATGGTCGAGCCGTTTACCAGCTCGATTTTTAGGTCGGTCTCGTTCTTACTTTTGACCCAGGCTTTTGGGACTAGGCGCTTGAGGAGCTTCCATACGATGTCCTTAGCCATGCGGTAGCTAGGGGCGCAGTAGAAGTAGGTTTCGCCAGGGCGTTCGATCGCTCCACGCAGGAGTTCGACGCAGGAGAGGTAGCTTTTGCCGAAGCGGCGGCCGGCAACCAGCACGCGGAATCGGGTGCGGCTGGAGAAAACTTCGCCCTGCGCGTGGCGGAGACTGACGTTGTTATCACTCATGCGGACTACCCTACTGCAATAGAGGGTAGAGGTTGCATATTTTTTGGGGCGGGGTGTTCCAGCAGATGGAGAATCGAACCCCTACCCGGAGGTGTGTAACAGAAGAAGGAATTTGGAATGTATCAGTAGGTTCCCTGAGCCGTGCCCAGCCCCCCGCAGCGCCGGACCCTGCCCCCGGTAGTTCAGTTGTACTAGCCCGCTAGGCCAGGAGGCGGCGCGCGGTGGAGCGGCTGCAGCCGAGGTGGTCGGCGATGCGCTGCTGGCTCCAGCCGTAGGAGCGGAGGCGGCGCGCACGCTGGGGCCTGGACTCGGTAGCCCAGAGCAGGAGCAGGAGCGGCAGGAGCAGCGCGGCGAGCAGCAGCGCCAGGGTGGTGGTGGCCATGGGGTGGTGTCCCGTTGTGGTCGCTGTTACTGTAGCACACTGGGCCCCGTGGTGGGGCCGCATTGTCACACACTGTAACGTGGTGCAAGTGTACTAGCGCCCTAGCACGATCAGCCTGCACTCTGCGATGGTGCCGCCTCGGTTCTCGCAGCGTGCCAGGGCCTCGTTCGTGCTGGGGTGGAGGATGGCGAACGCTGCTAGCCCGAGGGTGAGCGGTACGAAAACGACGGGGCGGAGGATGGTGGCCATGGTGTGCCGGGGTGTCTGTTACCCTTGCACTCTAGCAGCAGGGGGCCGACCTGGCAAGGGGGCCGCCCGAGTCTCTTAAGTCTCAGCCCTGCCGCTTGTCCTCGACCGTGATCTGGAGCGTGGGGGCGCTGGCGGCCTGGGATTCCACGCCGGACTCGTTGACCACCTTGCCCAAGCTGTCAAGAACTTGCGCGGCGGTCTGGAGTTGACCTTTGCGGATTGCCGCATTGAACAGCTTGGCTCGCATTGTTTGCAGTCTTGCGAGCATGTTTTCACGATCACGGCTCCAGTCCTCCGCGTTCCATGCGTTGACGGCTTCCCAGTCGCGCCAAGCTGTTGCTACAGACACGCTTTCACGTTCCGCGTGATCTAGCACCAGTTGCCGGGCAGACAGGCCCTCCAATTGGCGCCGGTACAGTCGCTGTTGGCGCTGTTCGATCAACGCGTTAGGGTTGCGCTTCCCATAGGGTCGCTGTTGCTTCTCTACACTTTCCAGCGCATCATCCGGCGCTTCGTTGATAGCTTCCGGTTGATCCGTCACAGTTACAATCTCCGACTGTTTGGTTCAATCTTAGCCCAGCAAAAAGCCCGGCACTGTGGCCGGGCCGTGTGATCTGTTAGGTGATCTTCCGTTCTGTACTGATTGGGCGGCTGTCTCGCAGTTTCGTAAAGAGCCGGTACAGCGGCTCGAAGTCGGGATCGGCGATTCCGTAGGTTTGATCCAGGGCAGTCTCTACCATGCTCAATAGCAAGCATTGCTCGGCAGAGGTCAGATTGGGGCGGTGATAGGTTGCCACGTTCAGACGCTCCGGAAAACCAGCCAATCGCCGCCGCCCAGATCGTGCAGCCGGTAACTGTCGCCCCTCTCCAGCTCGCGCCATGCGGCATCCCAGTCGATGCAAGTCAGCGGCCAGCCCTTGCCATCGCCGCCCCAATCGCATCCGCCCGCGCTGGTTTCGTAGGCTAATTCTTCCGCGTAGTGTGCTCCGGCCCGTTCTTCGCTCCAGCCTTCGGCGCGGCCCTGGTAGGAGTCTTCCACGTTGTCGGGGTCGATGCCGTCTGCCTCCAGCTCGGCAATCAGCGCCGCCCAACCGGTCGGATCATCCGCGTCCAAACCTAAGTGCTCCAGCGCTTCGGCCCAGTCTTCGCTGAGCCAAAACCCAAAGCAGGCGCCGTCGCCTTCGGAGCTACCGAAGTGGAAGCCGACCGGGGCGGCAGACTCTAGGGCTTCGGTGACCTGCTCCAGTGTCTGCGCTGCCAGCATGTCGTTCCATGCCGCCTCGCTGGAGGCTTCGCCCACTAGGGCTTCCAGGGCCGGCAGTGGATCGGTCAAGTCGGCGCCGATCTGAGCAGCGGCACTCCAGAACGAAACTAGGAGGTCTTCAGTCTTCAGCGTGTCACAGCTCACGATCCAGGGGAAGGAAGCGAGCTGGTCGGCAGTGTAGTTAGTCATGAGGTGAGCCTAAGGGTGGGGTCTCGTGTGCAATGGTAGACGCGGATCTGGCAGCCTGTCAAGTGTGCCAGGGTCGGCGGTTGTGGTCTGCCACAATCTGCTGCCACGCTGGCAAGGTCTGCCGGCGGCAATCCAGCTGAAGAAGTGTGAACTGCTGGCCAGTGTCGTTTAGGTCGCGCTGACCTTGCGAGCGGTGCCACTGCTGAAGTTTTGAGAGCCCCACTGCCCGATGGACTCATGCCAGGTCAGCACTGTTAGTTGGGCTTTCTTGGCGGATTTGCGCTGATAGATCAGCTTTCTAGGTGGGAACTGTCGCATGGCGTGGTGTGCCGTTGTGCTTGCCCATTGTGGGCCCCAGCACCAGCCATCCCCCGCCGTTGTTGTGCAAGTTTACAATCCGGTCGGGAGGGGTTGCGCGTGCTGCTACTGTTGCACAGTTACCCGCACCCTTGGGACATGTTCACCAGTCAGCGCGAGCTGAAACAACAGGCCGCCGACGCTCGCGAACTGTTGCGCGAGCAAATCAGACTCGAAAAACGCCAGCTGCGAGACCTGCGCTATTGCGCGGAACGCTCCACCCTGACCCAATCAGACTGGGCCGACTTCCTGAAGCTGCACCAGCAGCACGGTAAGGAAGGCCTGCGCCAACTCTGGGAGGATCTGATCCCGTACTGGGAGCAATGCCAACGCCTCAACGGGGGCGCACCATGCCCGCCTGATCTCCAGCCTGATTGGCTCGCTCAAATTAAGTGCAAAAAATCCGCGCATGGTTTGGGCGAGCGAAGCGAGCGCAACCGCCCCACCACGCGGAAGGCCCCAGGTGCACCACGCAAGCCCCGCACCGATAAAGGCAAGCCCCGCCCCAACTACTCCCGGCAATAGTTGCCCGAGGTGCTCCAGCCCAACGGACAGGCCCCCCGCTTCTCAACAAGTGGGGGGCTATTCTTGCTGGCCGGTAGGCAATACGCTCCAGTCCGATACCACCCCAGGGGGCAATACCCGACCCGAACCACCGGCATCTGGAGGTGTACTACAGTAGACAGTAGGAGGATCAGCATGAATGAAATTCCAGGCTATGAATGGCTTTTTAGGCCTTGAATGGGTTTTTGCGAGGGCGCAGCCCGAGCTTGAATGGGCCCTGAATGGCTTCTAGCCTACTACACTGGGCAACTGGAAATACTGCTCCACCCGCTGAAGGAACGAGTCCTTAGCCCGGGCTAGTTCATCTGTACTAAAGACGAAGACATCGGGGTCGCCGCATCGCCGCGCCAGTACGACGGCTGCTCCAGCTGGTTGGAGGCCGGTCATGTACTCCAGTCCGAGGGCATAGGCGCCAAGTTGGTCGAAGTATGAATGGCCTGGGCCGATCTCCTTGCGTCCCACGCTGGTTTTCCAGTCCGCGACAATCAACCCTGAATGGCCCTTGAGGCTTACCAGTGCATCGCAAGTTCCAGCGAAACCGGCGGGGTGGTGGATGCTGAACTCCGACGCGAAAATTTCGGTGACGTTTCCAGTGATCCAGCCGGACAATCCCCTTGCATAACCTGAGGCGCTGAAACCTACCTTCGGGACGTTGGGGTGAACCTTCTCCAGTGCCCACTGGGTGATCTTGGGTGGGATGCGGGCTAGGCCTTGGTCGTCCCAGTGAATGGCGTTGCGCTTGTTTGCGGTGCTGCGTGCCAGGCGTTGTGAAGTTTTGAGAAGATATTCGGCCTGTGAATGGGCCATGTTGCCGCGATTCGCAGCAACGTCGCGTTGTTGAGAAGCCTCTTGGGGTCCCAGGCGGGCGATCCAGCGATCCAGTCCGGTGGTGTCGCTTGTCTCCTTCAAAATATGAGTGACGCTGTGGTACACCGTGCCTTTGGCGTCTTTGTACACCCTGAATGGGCCCGAGTTGTCTTGTACCAGCCTCCTTTGACGTAGTCCTGCCAGGGTGTCTTGTGTGTTGGAGGCCATTTGGATATTCTTTCCCATCAATAGAATACCCTGTAAAGCGGCTTTTGGCAATAAAAAGCCCCCGATGAAGGGGGCCATAACGTTCGAGGGTCAGGCAGCCTTGAAGGGGTTTTGACCTGTCAAGAGCCTCGAAATATCGAAGCCTTCGGCCTTTGCCTCAATCCAAGCTGAGTCGAGGTGCTCTTGGCTTCCCTTCTTACGGGGGGCGGGACGCAGGGTGTACTCCGTGGTGAGGCCGCTGCCTTTCTTGGACAGGATGAAGTCCCACTCCAGCAGGTTCTCGTAGTCCTCCATTTGGGAGATGGTGTCGAGCTCCTTGATGATTGACTTTTGGGTCAACTGCAGGACTTGGACTTTGCCGGCGTCGTACACGTAGACCGGGATGGCGATGAAGAACTTGATGTCCACAGTGCCAGGGCCGCCACGGCCTTCGCGGGGCTCGAAGTCGCCCAGCTCGGCGGTCACGTCCTCGGGGGTGGGCTGGTGGTCGAAGCGGAACGGCTTGGATTGGCCATCGCACTGGCCCCAGGTCTCGTAGCCCTCCAGGGGTTGGTCTGACAGCAGGGCGAAGCGCACGCTGCCGCCGTCGGGAAGTTTGGAAACTTGCAGGTAGCCGCCGCCAGAAGCAGAGCTGGAAATGCTGGCGGAAGCTTGCTTGGAAAGGAATCCCATGGTCGGTTTTGTAGGGTTTGGTCGGGCTGTGTTGCCCAACGTGTGACACAGTAACACGGGGTTGCGCCCGCGTCTACCCTAGTAAAACGGCCCCAGCGGGAAACCGCCGAGGCCGTGAAACACAACATCCTGTAGGAGTCTAACACTGTGTCGAGAGAGTCTCAAGAGTTGCTGGCCTTCGTGCGCCAGTTGCCGGTGGGCATGGCGTACACGCCTATCTATGCCAAGGGCTGCAAGCTGGTTTCCGGCACCGTCAGTAAGGGCAAGACGCCGCTGGAGCGGGCGCACCATGCCGATTTGAATCCGGCGGATGTGGCGCTGCAAATCGAGCGGCGGTCTGACGTGTTTCGGGCGGTTGGCGTCTTTACCGGTGCTCGCAGCAAAGGCCTGGTGATCTTGGACGTGGATCGGAACCTGGCCAAGTTGAAGACCAAGTGGGGGGACTCGCTGGAAGGCGCTCCAATGGTGACCAGCACCAAGCCCAATGCGGCTAAGTACCTGTTTCGGGTGCCTGAGGAGCTGTGGCCCGAGGTCAAAGGTTTTGGACTTTCGGATACCGGGGCTGGCTATGAGGTCCTGTGGGGCCGCCAGGGGCTCCTGTACGGCGCTTACCCGGGGTCTACGGATGGGAAGGGCGCAGAGGGCTTCTACGGCTTTGTAGGCGATCTGGAGGCCATTCCAGAGGCTCCAGCGTGGTTGCTGGCGGAGATGAAGGACCACGCCGGGAAAGAGGTGGCCGATGGCGGATTTATTAAGAATCGCAAAGCTCTGGATTTCTCAGATCGAGATCCGGGTGAGGTGGCTGAGATCATCCAGTCCGCGTTGCGGGTGATTCCAGGGCAGGGGGCTGGTAGCCGGGACCACTGGATCAAGGTGGGCATGGCGATCCACTCGGAGTTGCCGACGGATATTGGCCTGACTTTGTGGGCCGCTTGGTCTTCGGATGACCCGGAGTACGCCGACGAGTGGTCCGATGCCAATCCTTGTGAGGAGGTCTGGAAGAGCTTCAAGAAGGGGCCTGTGACCCTTGGCACCCTCTTTTGGATGGCGGACCAGCAGATGCCTGGGCGGTTGTGGTTGCCTGAGGATCTGCGGAAGGTGGTGGCGGAGATCGAGTCCGACAACGTCACCCGGATTCGCCAGATTCAGATTCCCTACAGCGAACTGCTGAAGAGGGCTAAGGCGATTCAGGAAATTGAAAACCCGGCTGAAGCCGCGCACGCCATGAACGTGCTGGCGCTGGAAGGTGGGTATCGGGACGCAGGAGCCCTTGAACGGCTGCTGATTGCCCAGATGCAGTACGAGCAGCAGGATGACGACATGGGGCTTGACCGGCTGTTGTCTAAGGACCTGAGCTTTGAGTACCTGATTCCTGATCTCCTGCCTTGCCCGGGCACCGTCATGGTCCACGGCGCTGGTGGTGATGGCAAATCCATGTCGGCATGGACCATTGCCAAGCACGTTGCTAGAGGGATTCCTTTCTCTGTGCGGGGTGACCTCGTCCCAGTCAGTCAGGGCTCGGTGCTGATCCTGAATGGCGACCAGAGCGAGGTGCAGGTCCAGCAGCAGATGCGCGACCTGGAGTTTCTGCCCTCTGACCCGGTGCGGGTTGTGATGGGGTGGGACCTGAACTGGTATTACCGCTTTGTCAAGCTGGTCGAAAAGCACCAGCCGAAGCTCGTCATCATCGACTCCATTACCGGGTGCTCCAGGGGCTCGGCCTTCGATGAAAACAAGAAGGAATTTGCGGGCCCGATCTACTGGCTGGCCAACAACAACGGCCGCGTTTTCCCTGCCTGCACCATCCTGCTGATTCACCACGCAAACAAGACCGGCGGGTTTCGGGGGTCGACGGCTATCAGGGACGCTGTGGACGAGGTGTGGGGCCTTAGAAGGCCTGATAAGCGCCAGCTGGAGCAGGTGGGGGCCAACACCCGTCTCATCACCGTGGAGAAGTCCAGGGCGGGCAGAGACGGTTCCAAGCTGCTGATGAAGCTGGAGAGCGACCTGACCTTCTCGCTGTCCGACTACGTCGAGCTGGATACCGAGAGCGCCGGACCAGCCTCCATCGTGGATCGGGTGCTCCAGCGGCTGCGGGCTGCTCACCCCCGGGAGATGGCGCTGACTGACCTGGCTGCAGACCCGCTTTGCGGTGGGAAGGTGGCCGCGATCAGCAAGGCGCTCCAGCGTCTTACATCCCGTGGGCTGATCGAGGTGACAGGCAAGCGGTCTGGGGGTTCCAGGCCTTCCAATCTCTACCTTGCTGTTCTCTCGCGTGATATGTGTGTAAAAGAGTGTCCAAATATGGAAAAACCCAGTGGTGGACTGGAAAGTAAATCGGGACAGCCCCTGGACGTGTCCTTAATTGCCGAGCCCTCGGATCCAATTCAGGACAACCCCACCCCCTGTCCCGATTTACTCGGCAGTGATACCAAGGGATCTGGCCTTTTTGGACAGGTTTTGGATGTATCCCCAAAGGAGGACCGCAGTCCTGACGAGATGGAGCAGCTCAAGCAGGCTGCAGCGGACGCATGGAGCTGACGCCATGCCTACCTTTCTGCTATGGCTTCTCGCCAAAATCACCGGGCCGGTCTGGAGGGATCCCGTGGCTGTAACCGACAGCAGGCCAAAGCCGAGGCCGCCCCGGCGGCCCACCTTCAGCTTCATCCAGAACACGGTGCCCGATGACGTTCACAGCGTCATCCGCACCACCTGGTTCAGAAACGGTCGCGTGGTCGAGGTGGACCAGATCGTGCTGCCCGAGTCCGAAGACTCCCTCGACGTGTTCCAGTACATCGTCGGTGGGGCCCTTCGGCAGGGCTGCGATGTCACCGTTATGACCACCTACTCTCCTGAAGCCTTGGGGGTTCCACGCTGATGACAGATGCGAAGCTGCTGCAGCGACTTCAAAAGGCGGGCCAGTGCTGCGCTACCTGTGGGCAGGCTTACGGCAAGCCCACATCCGGGATGAGCACCTGCTGGCACGGAGTCTGTGACGTCTGCGGGCTGGAGATGACCGTCACCAGCACCCGCGACTACGGCTACCTGCACCAGGGGATTGTTACAGCACGTAAAGCGGACGCTTGCGATACCGCTGGCCGTGTGTAACACTAAGGGAGTTCAACCAAAGGGGAGGCGCCTGTCTCCCTAACACAATGGACGTCACCCTAACCATCCCTGAAGAGAAAGTCACCCAACTCAGCATCTGGTACTTTGCTGTCCGCTGGAGCCGTTTTGCCTTGGAAGACAAGGTCAAGATGTACCAGCGCACAAACCAGCCCTGTGCCTACGACGAGACTTGCCTGCTCACCCTTATGGAAGTAGAGAAGTTTCTCGAAGGCACCTGGCAGGACTACATGGATACCCTTGAGGAGAATCTTCAAGCTTCCAAGGCCAGACTCGCCACGGTGCCGACCTATGTCTGATGTGCTTGCCGTACTGGAATTTGATTGCGATGTCGATGGGCTTTGTACTGTTGTCGCTGATCTCGATGACGTTGTTGTCACAAGCAAGGCGTCGCTACTCGATCCTGAAGAGTACGGACCTGCCATGTGCAGAGGCTCCTTCTACCTTCAAGATGACGAAGTGATTCCAGAAGACGATGGAGACCTCCGAGAATTCGTCGAAGCCCGAGTCGACAACTGGGAACCAGTCGATCTGTCCGATCTATACGGCGATTGCGAGGACAGTCCGTAACGAGGCTGACTACGACGACTGGGAGTACGGCACCGAGCCAATTCGTGGAGACACTGCTTGGATCGCTCCGACCAGTGTGCTCCACGTCTACTCCCGGTTGATCCAGCGGTTTCAGGAGGCGGAGACGGTGAGTTACCCGCAGCTGGCAGCACTTGCCATTTCGGAGCTTCTTACTCTCCCACCTGAGACTCTTACAAGACTGTCGCAAAACGTCACTTCTCTAGTACACTAACTTCGTTTTACTACCGACCATGCTTACTCTTCTCTCTGACAAGGAAGTCCACCAGCTTCACAGCTACATGACTGAGCTGACCACCACGATGGAAAAGCTCACCCGAGTCCTTGGTGGTGCTCAGACCGTTTCCTTCGACTTCGAGCGCCCCAGCACCCAGAAGCCCGTGCAAGTTTCTGACACTCCGGTGCTGAAGTCTCAGCGTAAGACTCGTGCGTCCAAGATCCATAGGGGCGGCAACGCATCTCTGTCGGTGCGCCAGGTTGGCGAGATCAAGCGACTGCTTGGTGCCGGCAAGGCTGCAGCCGCGATTGCTCGTGAGTTCAAGGTCCACTACAGCACCATCAACGCCATCAAGTGGGGCAAGACCTGGAAGGATGTGCAGCCCTCCAACGCCAAGCCGCTGGAGATCGTGGAGATTCGTAAATGATTTTGTGTGACAGCCAGATACGGGCCCTCTGTGAGGAGGGCCTTGTCGATCCCTACGACCCGGCACTCGTCAACCCGGCCAGTCTCGATGTGCGTCTCGGTGAGAATCTTCTCGTTGAGGTGGAACAGGACTCGCTTATGCGGCCCTTTTCTCTCAAGGGCTACACCGAGGACTGCCCTCTGCTGTTGCCGCCCGGCGAGTTCGTTCTCGCCGAAACCGTCGAAACCTTTTTCCTCCCGTCATTCTTGGCGGCGCAGTTTGCCCTGAAAAGTTCCAGGGCTCGCTCAGGCATCGAGCACTTGATGGCTGGTTACTGCGATCCAGGCTGGCAAGGTTCCAAGCTCACGCTGGAACTACAGAATGCTCGGGCTATTCACCCGGTTGCGCTTTGGCCTGGTATGCGCATCGGACAGATGGTGTTCCACGTCATGTCTGCACGGCCAGCGGAGGACTACTCCATCGTCGGACATTACAACTTTGACCAACAAGTTACTGCATCCAAACTATGAGCCAGCACGATTTTATTGACGCTCTTGTTAATCGGCCTAGTCATTACACCTCAGGACGTTTTGAAGTCATTGATGTGTTGGATGACTGGGTACAACACGCTCCTGATCCTGTTGCTGGTGCATACCAGTGGCAATGCCTTAAATATCTCAGCCGTATGTGGTTGAAGGACGACCCTGGTGTAGATGCTTCAAAAAGTATGTGGTACTTAAAGCGCTTAATTGCGTACATAGAAAGTACTCGAGTTACTACCGACACAGGAAAAACTGATGGACAACTTTAAGTTTGAATTGATCCGGGCTAACAAAGCCCAGGAAATTATGTACTGCACTAATGCCAAGTTCCAGGCGGCTACGGCGCAAGGGTTAGTTGATGCCTTTGTAGATTTTGCGTCAGGCTGTGGCTACCACAAAGAAGACTTAGCAGAGGCCTTTGAAGTAAACCAACCTTCATCTAACCAATGAACAAAGCACTAAATTTTACCTTTGTCTGCGTGGCACTAATCGCTGCACCTTGGCCTGCCGTTGCCTCTGGCAGCCGGGATGACAACCGCAACGGCTCCCAGCAACAGACCAACAATCAGAGCAACAGCCAAACTAACAACCAAACCGCTACCGCTACAACCGGCAGCAACGTCAACACCGTAAACATTTCAACTGCAAACGTTCCAGGAGGCTTGAACTCCGTTTCTACCTCTAACACCAACAACTACATCGGCTATCCCGATTGGATCAATGTTGCCCCATCGCAATCTGGCGTCTCTGTTGACTCTGTGACCTGCCAAGGGCCAACGCTTACTGCCACCGCCTCAACACTGACCACCAACTCCTACAGCAATCAGTACGGAGTACAAGGAGCTATCGGTTTTTCGGTGCCAATTGGTGGGCAGGCAGACTGCAACGCAGTACAAGCCGCAATCCGTAAGCGTGCTGTTGTTGAAAACAGCGTCAGGCTTGCCCTTGCCTGCAAGCAGCTAGAGGCCAGCGGCATTCAGGTAGACGCCGAGAAGTTCCCAGACCTCGCAATCTGTGTTTCCAGGTGAAGTGTCCGAAGTGTAAAAGTACCAGCACTCGGGTGACGTGTACGCAGCACCAAGGCAACGAAACTAAAAGGTATTGTCGTTGCCTTGACTGCCAGAAACGCTACATCACGATGGAGACGTACCTAGTTCCAGTGCGTGAAGTACACCCCAGGCAAATTAAGCGTGGGGAGGACAATCACCTTTCCGTTCTGACGGAACAGAACGTGCGAGACATACGACAGCTTGCGCAAGACAACACCTACAAGGTTATAGCCAAGCAGTATGGGATTCATCCGCAAACTGTCTACCGCATCGTCAAAGCGAAGCGGTGGTCCCACGTAAAAGACACTCCTACTACCTAACCATGCCAGCGCAAGCAACCGTCTTAAATCCATCCGTTAGAGCCAGGCAAGCGCGTAACAGGACGCTAAACATCAGGGTCACAGATGAGGAAATCAAACTGGCACAACAGCTTGGGAATGGTAATGCTTCTCATGGGTATCGGATGGCAGTGCGTTACATGGCCGAACGGTCGATTCGGGGGATTCCGCTGAGTACCATGCTGCGGGCGGCTGCTGAGATGGCGGCTGAACTGGAGCAATCTCCCAAGCGTGGGGCACCTCGTACCAGCCGATGAAAACGCACCAAAACACCTGCCCAACGTGCAGTTGCACCAAGGTCGTGGTGCTAGACACGCGCCTGCAGAAAGACGGAACCCGGTGGTGGCGGATGAAGTGCCGCTCCTGCTTGGATGACTGGCGGATTCAGGACGGCCAGGTCTTGTCGGACGAGCGTCCTAGGGACTGGCGCGTACAGGCTTGCGATCTATGCAAATACTGCATACACCAGTGCAACGGCTTCTGCTCCCTGGGATTTCCAGAGGCAACGGATCCGGCTTTTGTTTCAGTCTGTGTTGCCAGGACACTCGAAGGAACTGCTCCTGTAGTACAGTAACGCTGTTGTCGCCCCACAAGGCCTCCAATGTCTGACTTTTCTTTACTGGCTGATTTGACTGCGGCATATCAGCGGCAGTTGGGTGCTCTCGTGAAAAGGGAGAGCAACCGTGACCTGATGGATATGCACCTGCCTCTCGATGTGCTCAACGTCATTGAGGAGGAGTTGCTGCCTGCGCTCCAGGCGATTACTGCTGCTTTGGACTGGGAACCCAGCGACGCTGACTTGCTTGGTGAACCGCCGCTGTCTTCCGCCGAGATGCTTACGGCTGCCTGGCAGCAGCACCTCTCTGCCCACAACTGAACCACACAACCATGAAATTTCTACAGGGCATCGAGCATCTGCACACCCTCAGCAACGCCACCACCATTGCTTTTGACTGTGAGACGACCGGGCTCCAGCCGGTTTTCGGGGGATTGCGGTTGCTCCAGTTAGCAGCATTGGATCGCACGCCGGTGGTGATCGACTGCTGGGATTTGGCTGACGATGACTGGATTGAGTTGGAGGAGTTCTTCAGCCGCAAGCGTTACTGGGTTGCCCATAACGCTGTGTTCGATCTCGGGTGGCTGCAGGAGCACGAGCTGTATCCCGAAGGGGATGTGCTGTGCACCATGCTGGCCAGTCGCATCCTGACGAATGGGTTGCCTTACGCGAAACACGGCCTGCAGCATGTGGTGCATCGTTATTTGCGGCAGGACCTGTCCAAAGA